ATTTTCTCTCTATCCAAAGGATCAGCGCGAACTAGCCAAGATTGGCGGGGATCAGCTCGGATCGGCTGCGATTGGTAGCGAGTTGCCGAGATTGAAAACAGCTGTGCCGGGTGGCAACAGTTACGGCCCTTTGATCGTTGAGTGGGCTGAGCGTGAGCTGCAGCTTGAGCTGATGCCTTGGCAGCGGCTTGTGTTGAATGACATGTTCACAGTGGGGCCTGATGGCCGTTTCGTGTTTCGTACTGCGTTGTGTTCAGTGGGCCGGCAGAACGGGAAAACAACTTTGCTTGAGGCTGCGATCGGCTGGCTGCTGATCGAGCTGCCAAAACTAGAAGGCCGCAAGATCAACATCTTGAGCACCGCGCATCAGCTCGATCTCGCTGTTGAATCGTTCAATGCTTTAGCCGACACTCTTGAGGAGCGTTTCGGGTGCAAAGTCATTCGGGCTTATGGCCGTAACTCGATCACGACACCGGGCGGCTCAGTGTGGAAGGTGCAGGCCGCTACCGGTAAAAGGCATGGCGGCACTTGGGACATCATCTTCTGCGATGAGCTTTTCGCAATCTCGGAAGCTGTAATCTTCGGCGCGTTGAGGCCTTCACAGATCGCTGTGCCTAACCCGATCATGGTCATGTTTTCTACAGCTGGCGACGAATCGAGCACAGTGTTCTTACAGCTGCGTGAGCAGGCGCTTGCCTCGATTGACAAAGGCAAAGCGTCAGATCTGTACTTCGCTGAATGGTCGGTCCCGCCCGGGGTTGATGCTAGCGATGAGTCACAATGGCCTTTAGCGAACCCGGCGCTCGGCACAACAATCACGATCGAAGGATTACGCTCCGCCTATAAAGCACCGGATCGGGTGCAGTTCATGAGAGCTCACTTGAATCAGTGGGTGAGTGCTGCCGGCTCTTGGCTTGAGCCGGGGCTGTGGGCCAGCTTGGAAACAAGCATTGAGATGCCGCCCGGTGGGGTGCTGTCAATAGAAACATCGCTAGATGAGCAGCGTTTCGTGGGTGTTCGCGCAGCTAACGATGGCGATCGGGTTCATGTCTGTGTCGAGTTTGTGGTCGGCACTATGCGCGAAATGTGGGCCGAAGTGGAACGCATCATGAAAGATCACCGCGTCACACTGACAGTCACACCATCATTCGAGATCCATCTGCCGGCATACACAAACAAGCGCTACACACTTGTGGGCTATAACGAGCTGCTAAAGTACACCGGTCTAGTCAGATCGTTGATCAAAGAAGAACGAATCCTTCACCGGGGTGAAACACTGCTAAGCGAACATGTCGGCCGGGCATGTTTAAGTAAAACAGTGCAGGGTGTCGTGTTGAGCTCTAACAAGTCGCCCGGGCCGATCGAGTTAGCGCGCTGTCTAGTGTGGGCGGCTGCGCTTGTGTCTAAACCTCAACGCGCCACAAGACCGCTTATCGCTGTGGCTGGAGGGTAGAATCGGCTCGAGTGTCGGGTTCGTCGGGAGCCCGGCACTCACTGAGGAACATCATGGCAATCTTTAAGCGAGGCGAGCAGAAGGCGCAGATCTCTACCGGGGCTCCGGCTGTAGATAAAGCTGCAGCAGCAGGCTCAGGCTTTTACCGTAACGCGCAAGGCGTGAACATGGTCGGCGAATACTGGAGCTACTTTGAGGGCGACGCGCGTAACGCTGCCATGAGTGTGCCCACACTTGCCCGGGGCCGCGATCTGATGGCAAGCGTGATCGGGGCCACGAAGCTGTGCATGTACCGCGAAATGTGGGATGAGCAAGAACGCGAAATGACTGAAGAAGAACTAGCTCCGCGCGCATGGCTACGGCAGCCCGATCCTGCGCTGCCTTACAGCACTTTCATGAGCTGGCTGCTTGATGATCTTTTCTTCTACGGCCGAGCCTTTCTCTTTGTGTCTAGCCGCACTCAAGATGGCTTTCCCGCAAGCTTCACGCGCCTGCCTGCGTCAATGGTGCAGACAATGGATCAAGCCGGCCCGGTATGGTTTGCGCCTTCCAATGAGGTCTATTTTCAAGGCGGAATGATTGATCCGAAAGATCTGATCCAATTCATCAGCCCAATTCAAGGCATCGTGTACCAGTCCACTAACGCAGTGAAAACAGCGCTCAAGCTGGAAGCTAGCCGTTACCGTAACGCCGAGAGCTCGCTGCCGAGTGGGGTGCTTCGCCAGACCGGAGGCGAACCTTTAAGCGCGCAAGAGCTCGCCGATCTTGCTCAAGCTTTCAACGCGGCCCGGCGCGAGAATCAGACAGCAGCGCTCAATGAGTTCATTGAGTACATGGAAACTAAAGCCCTACCCGACAACATGCTGATGATCGAGTCAGCGAACTATCAAGCGCTTGAGATGTGCAGACTTGGCAACATACCGCCATACCTAGCCGGGGTGAACATCGGCAGCTACAGCTACCAGAACGCGCGAAGCGCCCGAGAAGATCTGTACATCTTCGGCGCTCGCCTATACATGGACTGCGTAGCACAAACCCTTTCGATGAACAATGTGCTGCCGCGCGGCACCTATGTCAAGTTTGACATTGACGAGTATCTCGCCGGCATGATTGACGAAGAAGAGATCGCCGAAAGTGGCGAACAAGAACAGATGCCCGACACTGCTCCCGGCACACCAATGGAAGAAAACACACAAGAGGAGATGGCTTAAATGGAGCTCAAACTTTCGCAAGGGTTCGCAGTCGAATACACAGCTGCAGCCGGTGACACACCCCGCCGACAGATCTCAGGCATAGCAGTGCCATACAACACGCCGGCAACAGTAAGCGACGGCACTGAGATCAAGCTGCTAGCAGGATCGTTACCGACCGATGGCAAAGCGCCGAAGCTGTTCATGTATCACGACGCGACACAACCGATCGGCTTAGTCACCGAAAGAACCGAAACACCCGAAGGCATGCTGTTCACTGCGTCAATCGTGGAAACACCCGCAGGCGACGAAGCTCTCACACTGGCCGCTGCCGGGGTGCTTGACTCAGTAAGCATCGGCATCAATGCCACAGACTTCTACCGCGACGACAACGGCACACTCGTGATCAAAGCAGCCAACTGGCAAGAGCTCAGCCTTGTCCCAATTCCCGCCTTCGCCGGTGCTAGTATCACTTCAGTGCTCGCTTCACAAGGCGACACTGACACAGCTCCCGACGAATCAATCGAATCAGCCGAATCCGTCGAGGAGGAAACAATGAACGAAGAAGTCGAGATCCAAGCAGCAGGCCCGGAGCAGATCGTTCCTACCGTATTTGCACAGCCTAAGCGCGAGTTCAAGCTGCCATCAGCAGGCGAATACATGGCCGCGTACCACACAGGCGGCGACACTTTTGCAAACATCAACGCAGCAGTGGCAGATCACGCCAAGTCACAGCGCACAGCTTTTCAAGCAGCAGCCGGCGATGTGCTTACCACAGACACGCCGGGCCTTTTGCCAGTGCCGGTGCTTGGCCCATTGGTGCAGGATCTAAACTTCCTCAGGCCTGTCGTTAATGCTGTCGGCGCTCGCGCATACCCGGATGGCGGCACACAGAAAACTTTCATCCGCCCGACAATCACCACGCACACCGCTGTAGGCACACAATCAACTGAACTCAGTGCAGTGACCGCACAAACAATGGTGATTGCGTCTAACTCGATAAGCAAGACAACTTTGGCCGGGGCCGTGACGCTGTCACAGCAGGACATCGACTTCACTAGTCCGGCTGCGATGCAGCTGATCTTAAGTGACCTCATGGGCGAAGCGATGATCGCATCAGACAACCTTGCAGCTGACAACCTGCTCACCGCAGCGACAAGCTCAGGTGTGTGGGATGGAACTCTTGCAGATCTTCTCAAGAGTGTCTATGACGCAGCTAACGACATCTCAAGCGGCCGCAACTGGATGCCTACACACATGTTCGTAAGCGTTGATGTGTGGGCCCAACTCGGCCAGCTCGCCGATACGACCGGTCGCCCGGTGTTTCCATTTATCGCTAACGGCCTTTCAGGTCAGAACGCGCTCGGCTCACAGAACGCTGTGAGCTGGAACGGCAACCCGCTCGGCCTCGAGCTCGTAGTCGATAGCAACTTCGCAGCCAAGACGATGATCATCACCCGAGTCGGCCAAGGCGCAGGCGACGCATACGAGTACTATGAATCCATCAGGGGCCTCATGAGCGTTGAGGTTCCGGCAGTGCTCGGTAGAACCATGTCTTTCCATCTTTATGCATCGACCTTCGCAGCTATCTCGGGAATGATCCGCAAGATCACACAGGCATAGCGAAAGGGCCGGGGTTCGGCTCATGGCTACACAATCCACAAGCGTCACGCATCAGTACCGCATAGACAACTATGCAGTGCTGGAGCTGTTGCAAGACATCGATCTAGAAGTCGGGCAGACAATCACAGTCTCCGGCTGTAACGCGACACTTAACGGCTCGCAAGTCGTGAGAGCGTTGCCGCAGTTTCTGTATGTCGGCATCGATGATCAGGGTGATCTGTTGTATGACTACAACTATCCGATCCTGAATCAGGTGCTTTTCTATGATGCAGGCGACGCGATTGAGCGCACAGCTGTAGTACCGGTGGGAACAGTCACCTACACGCAGACTTGCACTTGGATCACAGGCGATCAGATACAAGCTTGGCTAGGGTTCACAAGTGTCTCGATCGCTGATGATGCTTTCCTAGATCAGTGTGCTGCAGCGGCTAATGCTTTCTGTTGGCGACGCAGGCAAGAATCTTCCTATGTGGACAGCCTCACAGCTAGCCCTTCGGGAGATGTCACCCTAGGCACGATCATGTATGGCGGGGCACTGTTTAGGCAGCGATCCAGCATCAACGAGTTCGCTAGTTTCTCGGACATGTCCACAGCTGTGCCGACCGGGTTGAGCCCGATCATCAAGCAGCTGCTCGGCATCTCAAGGCCGGCTATTGCGTAATGGCTTACACAGATCTGTTCAATGTCACGCTAGATAACCTTGCCGCGAAGCTGGCCGAGATCTCAGGGCTTCGAGTGGTGACCGATCCTAGGAACCTTCAGCCGCCTTGTGTGTTCATTGACGCGCCAAGCTTTGAGGCTTTCAATTACAACATCGCCAAGATGGTGTTCCCTTGCATCATCTTGACTATGGGCCCTAGCAACCTTGACGCGCTCCGCCCAGCGCTCGAGATCGCGGCCGCGCTACTTAACAAGCAAGTCGCTGTTACTGATGGGAATCCAAGCAACACGATGATCGGCGGGGTAGAATACCCCTCGTATTCAATCAACATCTCTATACAAGCTCAGACAGCCTAAGGAGGAAAACATGGCGTTAGTG